ACTGGCAGTCGAGTGCGATAGTCTCAAGGCCGAGGTCGAGCGGCTGACCGAAGCATTGAACAAGTTTACCAATACCCCCAATGGTGTCCACGGGGTAGAAGTGAAGGTATCCTTTTGGAGTAAATCAGGATGCCGACTACCCTCGTCTTTCAGCACCTTTTGGATGAACGCAGAGAAAGGCCAGCCGTGATGCCCGATCATCCCATGAAGCGGAAAGCCATCGAGAACGCCCACCGCGCCCGTGAACTCAAGGATGCTGGAGATGCCCTCGGTCGCCAGGTTCTAGTCCTTATGCTCAAGGGCGAAGCCACCCCCGACCTCATCCACGCCTACGACCGCTGGCGGGATGTCTCCATCGGCAAACCCAACTTTCACCCCCATAAGAAATGAGTACCCAATACCCTATCCACGGCTCCCTAGCCACCGCCGAATACTCCGCCACCGTCAACGAGCGCGCCAAGTCCCTCGGGATGCCTGTCGAGAAAGTTCTGGCCTTGATGAATGTCGGCTACGGCACCCCCCCGGTAGATGAGAACTACTTTGACCGGGTTGCCAACAATCCGAACCGCAACTTGTTCAAGACCCAGAACTCACAGACTTGGTATGTGGCTTGGGTTATTGACGGGAAGAAACAGTTCCGCAAGTTGTCCAAGGACATCGAGGAAGCCCGCCGTATGCGGGATGCCCTTTTCCTCGAAATCGGATACAAGCCGCGCACCAAATGAAGCCCCCCGTAGCCCTTGAAGCCTACCGTGATAAAGTCCCGCGCCACGCCCTGTTCGCCGTCTACGAGAACGGCAAGGTCGAGAACCCCGAGTTCGTTGCCGACCATTGGGAAGGCGGAAACTGGTTCTGCTGGGATCACCGACTGTGGAAGTGGATGTCCGAAGTCTACCCCCACATCAAGAACAAGCCCATCCACTTCTGGCAACTCCATGACAAACAGTTCACCCGGTTTTACCCATCCGCCCTCCCACCCGTTCCTAAAACCCGATAGGGTCAAGGGCAAGCGGTACACGCAAGGCATCGCCCTGCTCCGCCGGGTGCTGGGCCAAGGTATCGCCCGCAATATTCATGTCTCGTTCAGCCCGCAGGAGGCCGTTGCCATCCTGCTGGCGGTCGATGAGGCATCACCCCGCAAGCACCGCACCGTCCCCGAGTACCAGCACAAGGTGGTCAAGAAGTTGCGCGCATGAACATCGTGTCCCCTTGGCGGCGGTTCATGGCGGTGGGTTGCTCCCACGGCATCTATGCCGACCCGGTAGCGGTCGAGGCGGTGCTTCGGTTTCGGGAACAGTACCGCCCGCATGAGGTGATCCACCTCGGGGACTTCACGGATATGTCCGCCTTCATGGGCGGGGCCAACGGGGAGGGGGATAAGATCAAGCCGGACCTCATGGGGGGCATCGAGTTCCTCAACAACCTCCAATGCACCACGGTGCTTTGCGGGAACCATGAGGCGCGCCTGTGGCGCGACCGCAACAGCAACAACGAACTCCGGGCTATGGCGGCGGAGACGAGCATCGAGGCCATCGAAGCCGCTTGTCTCAAACTACACGCCAACCTCATCCCATACACCGGGGTCTGGCAGGCTTACAAGTTGGCGAACTACACCTTCACACACGGGACGATCTACAACGAGAACTCGGCGCGCGACATGGCGGGGGTTTATGGAAATGTCATCTTCGCCCACACGCACAAGGCGAGCATCCAAGCGGGCCGCACCTTCACGCCTTCGCTGGGCATCTCGGTCGGGACGCTGACCCGCCGGGGGGCTATGGAATACGCCAACACGCGCATCAGTACGCTGGCTTGGTCGCAAGGCTTCGTCTATGGCGAGTACAACGAGTTGTCCTTGCACCCGAAACTCCACATCCACGATTTCTCTGACACATGGAAACTCCCTCTGTAAAGGCCCAGCGGTTGCTGGAGCAGGTCTATGCCATGCGGAAGGGGAATGTGGATGTCGTCCCCGAAGGCTACTTTTCCGCCAACCAGTATGCGAAGATGTGGAAGATGGGGCGGACGAACACCGAGCGTTGCCTCAAGGAACTGGTCGAGTCCGGCAAGGTGAAGCAGGTGCGGTTGCGGCAGATTGTAAAAGGCCGCATCACGGTGTTGTCGTTTTACGGTTGACGGTAGGTTCATCGGTGGCAGAGTCGGGATGCCACCATGACCATACAAGATCGTATTATTGTTAAACGGGTTGAACCTGTTGATGTCCATCCTTGGCTACTAAATAGACATTACGCCAGAAGGCTTTGCCCAATTTCACACGCTTTTGCGGCATTTGAAGGCAACAATATGATAGGCGTTGTCACATATGGAACACCATTGTCATCCACATTGAAAGACGGCGTATGCGGTGAAGAATGGGCCAGCAAGGTTCTGGAACTGAACCGACTGTGCTGTGAGAGCAGGAAGAACCTTGCTTCGACATTGGTTGGTAGGTCGTTGCAGATGCTTCCAAAGCCTTCGATCATCGTGTCTTATGCAGACACAGGACAGGGCCATCTTGGATTTGTCTATCAAGCAACGAACTTCATCTATACGGGCCTTTCTGCGGCATTTAAAGACCCGATGGTTAAGGGGATGGAACACAAGCATCACACCACTATTGGGGATGAAGGTAGGGGCCATGAGTCTCGGGTTGATTTCTTGCGCCAAAAATATGGTGCAGAAAATGTCTATTACATTGAAAGGGACAGAAAGCATAGATACATCTTTTTCACAGCAATCAAAAGCGACAGAAAGAAACTCCTTACTGCTTTGAAATACAAACAAGAGCCATATCCAAAAGGTGAAACAAAGAGATATGATGCTTCAGCAAAAGTGACTGATCAGACTTTCTTCAACATTTGAGCCACCAACTATGACCATCCAAGATCGTATCACGGGTGCGAGGGCTTACCTCGCCAAACTGCCTCCCGCCAACTCCGGGCAGGGCGGTCATCCCGCCACCTACCGCGCCGCCAGCATCCTCGCCAACGGGTTCGACCTCGGCTACGATGACGCTTGGATGCTTCTCAACGAGTGGAACAAGTCCCATTGTTCCCCGCCGTGGGGCGAGAAGGAACTACGCCACAAATTGAACGATGCCTTCGTCAAGCCGCATGAGAAGCCGAAGGGCTGGCTCACCGCTGGGAAGGAACGCAAGGTCGGGGCCAACGGTCGCTTCGTGTTCGACCCCACGGTGCTGGCGCAGATGGTGGACAACCAGACCCCGTACTCGACTGCCGATGTCCTGCTCAACTGCTTCAAGGATGAAGATGTGATCTGCATCACCAATGAGGCTGGGCAGACCGATGAGGGCAAGTGGTTCCCAGCCTCCAAGGGCATCTTCATCACGCGCGCCGAGTGGCTGACCAAGTTCTTCGGCCCCGGCGCGAAGCAGGGCAAGCACTTTGCCGAGTCCGAGCAGGGTGCTTGGATACGCATCAACCCGTTCACCAAGGATGACTTCAGCGGTACGGACTCCGCCGTGTCCTCGTACCGCCATGTGCTGGTCGAGTTCGATAAGAAGTCCAAGGACGAGCAGATCGGCATCTTCCAGCAGTCCAACCTGCCCATCAGCCTGCTGGTGGACTCCGGCGGCAAGTCAGTCCACGCTTGGGTGCGGGTCGATGCCGCCGACAAGACCCAATGGGAGGAACGCCGCAACACCATTTACGAATACCTAGCCGACCATGAACCCGACCCGCAGAACAAGAACCCGTCCCGTTGGTCCCGCCTTGGCGGGGTCAAGCGTGGCGAAAAAGAGCAACGCATCATCGCCTTCAATGTCGGCGCGGAGGACTGGGATGCCTTCATCGCTTGGCGGGAAGGGCAGGATGCTCCCGATGAAATCCGTACAGACACGCTTGAGACATACGACACGAAGAACGACCCGAACCATGTCATTGGTCATGGTCGGTACCTTTGCCGAGGTGGAAGCCTTCTTGTCACGGGCCAGTCTGGAATTGGAAAGTCATCATTCGTCATGCAGATGGCAACTTCGTGGGCGGTGGGACGGGAGTTGTTCGGCATCCCTGTCATCCGACCTCTCCGCATCGGCGTGGTCCAAGCGGAGTGCGATATGGGCGACCTTGCGGAAGCATTTCAAGGAGTGTCGAGTGGGATGATGCTGACGGGCGAGGAACGCGCGCTGTGCCGGGAGAACCTGCGGTTCTTCACCGAGGCCAGCAAGACAGGCAAGGACTTCGTGGACCTGTGCCGCAAGATCATCGTCCGGCTCAAACTCGATGTCCTGGTGGCGGACCCGTTGCTCTCGTATGTGGGGGGCGACCTGTCCAAGCAGGATGTCTGCTCCCACTTCCTGCGTAACCTCGTCCAGCCCGTGTTGCAGGAGACGGGGTGCATCATGGTGTTCATCCACCACGAAGGTAAGCCGAAGCCCAAGGAGACGACCGATGAGCAGACGATTTCCGACATGGCATATAGCGGCCTCGGGAGTTCGGAACTTGTAAACTGGGCGCGCGCCATCATCAGCGTCCGGCGGGAGTCCAAGGACAAGCCCATCTTCTCGTTCAACCTCACGAAGCGCGGCAAGTTGGCGGGGATGCGGACGGTGGACGGCAAGCCTACG